GACTCGAGCAACGGCTAGTCACCAGCAACGCCTCCGTCTCCCGCAACGTCCAAGCCCTCTCTGACATCCGCGAGGACGGCAGAGCGGGCTTCGGTCTGGTCGAAACCTTCAAGGATCCCGCCGATGGGCGGCGCTTCCTGGTTCGCCTGACCACCCGGGGCAAGCACCTGATGAATCAGCTGCGGGCCCTGTGACCAACCACCACCCACCAACCCATGGCTGTCCGCAAGATCGCGGGCGGATGGATCGCCGACGTGACCGTCGACGGCGTCCGCCGCACACGTAAGACCAAGACCAAGGCCGAGGCCCTGGAAAGGCACAAGGAGCTGCTCGAGCAGATCGCAGCCCGACCCGCCAGCAACCGCAGCAGCGGCCCCGGCATCACGATCAAAGAGGCCCGCGAGCTCTCGATGCGCATCAGGTGGAAGGGCCTGGCATGGGAGCGCACCGCCTCGATCTACAGCCAACACGCGATCGACTTTTTCGGCGCTTCTGTGCAGCTGGGCTCCCTGGGCGCACCGGAGATCGAGCGCTGGCGCCAGCACCTGCTGGCCGGCGGCAACCAGCCCACCACCGTCAACAAGAAGGTCAGCTGCCTGCGGGCCATGCTCGACGACGCGGCCCTGCATGGCTTTATCGAGAGCATCCCGCCGATCCCCAAGCAACTGAAGGTTCACAACACCAAGGACCGGGTGATCAGCAAGCAGGAGCTCGACGCGATGTGCCACGTCCTGCGCGAGTTCGGCGAGCACGAGTTCGCCGACATGTTGGTGTTCCTCACCCTGACGTGCGCTCGCTGGTCTGAAGTGGAACGCCTGCGAGGCGAGGACGTCGACCTAGAGCGCGGGCTGATCACGTTCTGGAAGACCAAGAACGGAACCCCTCGCACCATTGCCCTGGGGCCCAAGGCCCGCAGCGTGATCGAGCCCTACGTGCCGGCGGTGCCCAGGCAAAGGGTTTGGGGCTACCCCTACTGGCGTGCCCGCGACCTGTTCGATCGAGTGAAGGGGAAGCTGGGCCTGCAGGACGACAAGCTGCTGACCATTCACTGCACCCGCCACACAGGAGCCACGCGCATGGCCCAGGCCGGCGTGCCCCTCCAGCAAATCCAAGCTTTCGGCGGGTGGAAGACCCTGGCCGCTGTCCAGCGGTACATGCACCTGCAGACGCACCACCTCACGGCCTGCACCGCTGCGATCGAGGCCTGAGCCCTACTGTGGGCAGCGTCCGCAGGACCGGCTCAGGTTGCGAATTGGGTGCGGATAGGTGCTTAACAATGCACCCTCCGCACCCGGCTCAATCCTCGAGATCCCTTGCGGTGCAACGGGGGAGCATGGCGGAATTGGTATACGCAGCGGACTTAAAATCCCAATTCGACCTCTACACCCCTGCAGAACATCCGCCAGCACTGAGTTTCCACCGTTACATCCGAGCTCTACAGGGGTGTGGTGGATAAATTGCGGAAAACGCAGTGTTTTCGGTGGCCAATGCACCCCGCATTTCGTCCACCACACATCTGGCAGAGGAAAAAGCCCGGGAACTAGCGCAGCGGAAGGCATCTGAAGAACGGGCGCTGACCATCCGCAGGAACCTTCTGGTTGCGGGGAAGGAGTCGGCCACCGAATACGGCCGGGCCCTGTTCAAGGAGTACGGCGAGCGCGTTACCGATGCCCTTGATGCACTGTTCGGGCGGGTCGTGCGGGGCGAGGCGATCGCTGGCCCCCACTACTGCGCGGTGCCGGCACTGCTGGCGTTCAGCAGCAAAGGGCTGCGGCCTATCGCGGCCCTGTCCCTGGGCGTGGTGCTCGACCGGCTCAGCCAGCGGCGCTCCTACAGAGAGGTGGCCCTGGCCATCGGACGCGAGATTGAGGATGAAGCCAGAGCACTGAAGATCGAGGCAAAGGACCGCGACCTGCTGCGCCTGCTCAAGAAGCGAGCGGCCGGCCGGCGCAAAGAAGTGGTGGGCAAGTGGGCCCTCGAGCAGCTGCGCCTGGGGCACGAGCCATGGAGCAACCAGGACCGCTTCCACGTCGGCGGCCTGCTGCTGGATCTGGTGGTGGCCAACACCGGCCTGGTGCGGGTGCTGCAGCAGGGGCGGCGCAGCCCATCGCTCGAGCCCACCCCAGAAGTGCTGGCCCTGATCAAGGCCAACCCGCCGCGGCCGATGCCCGTCCGCAGGCTGCCGATGCTGGTGGAGCCCAGGCCGTGGGCCGGCCTGCATGGCGGCGGGCACCTGGACAACAGCTCACCCCTGGTAGTGAGCCGCAAGCCGCTCGACATGGGCTACCTCGAGGGCCGTGACATCGGCGCCCAGCTGCGGGTGGTCAACGCCCTGCAGCGCCAGCAGCTGGTGGTCGACCCGTGGATGGCAGCCACCCAGCGGGAGGCATGGGACGCCAACATCCGCGGGCTGTTCCCCGTGCAGCGTGACCCGCTGACAGCGCCTGTCCAGCCCGAGCCGTGGGCCGGCAAGCAGGAGTGGGCCGAGTGGCACAAGCGCAAGGCCGAGGCCTGGAAAGACGAAGCCATCAACAAGGCGGCCCGGCTGAAGATCGAGGAGTCGCTGCGGCAGGTGGAAGCGATCGGCGATCGCCCGGTGTGGTTCGCGTACGACCTGGATTTCCGCGGCCGGGTCTACAGCTCCAACCGCTACGTCACCCACCAGGGGCCCGATCACGAAAAGGCGCTGGTCTCACTGCAGGGCGCGCCATGCGGGGAAGAGGGCTTCGAGTGGCTGCTCAAGGCAGCGGCCGGCCACTACGGACTGGGCAAGGCCAAGTGGGAGGAGCGACTGGCGTGGGGCAAGGACAGCCTCGATCTGCTGGTGGCTATCGCCGACCACCCCCTCGAGAGGCTCGAGCTATGGCGCGGGGCTGATGACCCATGGCAGCTGCTGCAGGCGGCCAAAGCCGTGCGCCAGTGGCTGGAGGATCCAGCCAGGCCCATCGGCTGCCCGGTGCGACTGGACCAGACCTGCTCAGGGGTGGGCATCGCCGCAGCGCTGCTGCGCGACAAGCGGCTGGCCCGGCTCACCAACCTGATCGGCAGCACCAGGGCCGACATCTATCAAGTAGTGGCGGATCGAGTCACCAAGCTGCTGCGCCAGGAGGTCGAAGCCGCTGGCGACGTGGCCGCCCGGCAGGCCGTGTTCTGGCTCGACTTCGGCATTGACCGCTCCCTGGCTAAGGGGCCAGTGATGACGAGCATCTACGGCGCCAGCCACCAGTCACTGATGGATGGGCTGGTCGCTGCGATCGAGGAGCGCAAGGGGCAGGCCGACTTATGGCGCCTGCAGGGCGACGTGCTCGCCCCGGTCCGGTACATGGCAGGGTTTATGCGGCAGGCGCTGAAGGAAGAGATCGCGCCATGTCTGGCTCTGCAGGAGTGGCTGCGCAGCGTGTCCCGCAAGGTGGTCAGCAAGCAGCAGGCGATCGAGTGGACCTCGCCCATGGGCTGGCCCATGCGACTGGCGGCTGAGCTGGGCGACACGGTGGCCAGCGGCACAGCACTCACCAGCCGCCCCCGGCAGCGGGCCAGGCGAGAGGAGCACCCAGAGGGAGAGCTCAGCGCCCGGGCCACCAACCGGGGCATCACCGCAAACGCCATCCACTCGTTTGACGCAGCCTTCTGCCACTCGGTCGTCTGCGGGGCTGAAGCGCAGGGCGTACAGATTCTGACGAATCACGACTGCTTTGCCGTCGCGCCGGAACATGCAGCGTCTTTGCATCAGCGGCTGCACAGCGAGTTGCGGGAGATGTTCAAGGTCGACTGGCTGCAGCTGATGGCGGACGAAATCGCCTGCCGCGCAAAGGTTCGCAAGCTGAGTCCCGCACCGATCACCGGAGATCTCTGTCCTGGACAGGTGGGGACCAACCCGTACGCGTTCTCCTAGGAGTGTCGTAGGCGACTACTACGTGTTGACGACTAGCGGGTAGGCGACTACGTTCCGCACGTCTACTACAGACCTGTAGAGCAAATGCCGAAAGAGCTTCTTGTGTCGCCTCAAGGGGAGTTGATGTGGGCCAAGGTCTTACTGCCTGGCGTTGTGAACAAAGGCAAGGAATCAGAGAAAGAGCAGTGGTCGATCGACCTGCTGCTGAGCAAGGCCGACGCCGCCGCCCAGGCCTTTGCCAAGAGCATCAAGCAGGCCTTCATTGACGCCCACGGCAGCAGCTCCAAGCCGGGGCCCAATGGCCTGCCCTTTAAGACGTACCTGGATCAGAACGGCGACGAAACCCAGCTGTGGCAGTTCGCCTTCAAGCGCAATGTCGTGACCAAGCGCGGCATCGAGCTGCCGCCCCCGGCCGTGCAGGACGCCAAGGGAACGCCCTGGCCCAAGGACGTGCTGATCGGTAACGGCAGCACAGGCAAGGTGGCGTTCAGCACCTGGAGCTGGACAAACCCTGAGGGCGGCAAGGGCGTCAGCCTCAACCTCGAGGGCGTGCGGGTTCTGCACCTGGTGGAGTACAGCGCGCCTGATGTGAGCTGCGCCTTCGGCGACGCCGAGGACGGCTACGTGCTGACCGGCAATGAGGTGAAGACCGCTGCGCCTGAGCAGGGCGAGCAAGGCGCCTCGAGCTGGGACAGCGACGAGATGCCCTTCTGATGCAGACCGCCGACTTCGAGCTCCACGTTCCGCTGATGTCCAAGGCCAGGCCCCGCTCCCCCAGAGGCGGCGGCCGGCCGTATATGCCCCCGGCCTACATGAAGTGGAAGGCCACGGTCAGGGCGCTGCTGGCTGAGTGGTGGACCGACCCGCCCCTCGAGCAGATCAACGTCTTGGTCCTGAGTTTCCGCGGCCCGGCCCGGGGCGACCTGGACAACCTCGCGGGCGCGGTGCTCGACAGCGGCAACGGCCTGGTGTGGGCCGACGACCGGGTGAACGTGGTGCCGGCGATGGCGCTGCGTTTTACCCGGGCCCCCAAGGCTGAGCAATCCATCTACCTGAAGGTGATCTGGGATGAGCCTCTTCCCTCCAATCGCTGACCAGAAGTGCATCAACTGCCTCTATTCCCGTGGCGGGAAAGAGGGCGGCTACGCGTTCTGCCAGCGCAACCCACCCACGCTCAGCCCGTGGGATCACACATCCATCAATCTCTGGCCCGGCGTCTCACCCAATGAGTGGTGCGGCGAGTGGGCGCCAAAGGAGCAAGCCAAATGAACTGCCCGAAGTGCGGTGGCACCAGCTCCCGCATCATCGAAACCATCCGCGTAGCCCAGGGGCTGCGCCGTCACCGAATCTGCAACAGCAAATGGTGCCGGCACAAATACCGGACGCTCGAGCGCATTGAGGAATGGGATCACACCATCCGCAACTACGCGCCAGCCCCAGCTGAAGAGCCTCAAGTCGAGATCACCAACGTGATCCAGCTGCAGCAGCAGGAGCCGAAGGTCGCGGCCGGCAAGAAGTTTGTGGCTCACCTGAACCACAGCGCCCTAGCCCCGGTCTGCATCGAGGCCCAGCCGCTGCTTGTGCAGTGGTGGAACGAAAGTCGCCGCAGCAAGCACGGCTCCAAGGCCACGTGGACCGAGTCCGCGTGGCGAGCCAGCGCCGATCGCGTCGCCAAGTTGCCCGAGTGGCAGCAGGTGCTGCTGGCCCAAGCCGGCGTTGAGCACGGCTGGCAGGCGCTGAAGGCGGATTACGTCAAAGAGGAGCTGGCCAAGCCCACTGCTACTGGCCGCCCCATGCCCAAAGACCCGGCGATGCTCGCCGCCCTGGAGCAATGGCCAAGTCAAACAGCCTGACGCCAGAGACATTCCTGGCCGTGGCCGAAATGATCGCGGCCCAGCTGCGCATCAAAGAGGCCGATCGCTGGAGCCCGCACATTTGCCGGCTCAAGTTCCACAGCTTCACCAGCGAGTTCCCGGAGATCGCCGAGACGCAGTTCATGTGGGCTGCCGAGCAGTGGATCCAGGGGCTCGAGCCCAACACGTTCAAGCGTTACCCGACCTGGAAGGAATTGATGGCCCCGCTCTACAGAACCGAGAACGGCATGGCCAACAGGAGCTGGGGCTTCCGCGAGGAGCTACCCCCGTTCTGCCGGCCTACTGAATCGCAGTTGGCGATGCTGCCTGCCGCGCGGCGTTCGCTGTCTGCGGCGCCGGACCCGCACAACAGCGACGCGTACGTGCCGTTCGCCAACGACGAGAAGCAGCCGCTGCTGCCGCCCATCCAGGAGGACTGCCCGCTTACGCCAAAGCGGTGGCAGGACTACCTGCAGTGGGCGGAGAAGGAAGCCAGCCGTGAGCAGTGATGGAACCGCTGTTCAGTCACCACGAGCTGCAGAAAATCCTCGAGCGAGGGCTGTTGACCGGCAAGTGGTCGACGCTTCAGTTCAACAAGAAGGGCAGGGACGTGATCCTGCCCAGCCCGGCGTTCTTGGCCGAGCACCCCCAGTTTCAAGAGATGGACTTCAGGGACATGAAAGCTTTTCGGGAGCACCACGGATGAACTGGACCGAATACGAAATCGGCCAGGAGATCAAGGCCTACCACCAGGGGTCATGGCGGCGTGGCGCTGTTGTGTCCCGCAGGGTGCGGAGCCTGATGGTGTTCCTGGGCAAATACGGCTACGTCAACATCCACGACCAACGCAACGTGAGGCCATGGCAATCAGACAAGGCGAAGAGCCCGTCGACGTCTCAAGACACGCCCTTGTTCGACTGAGAAAGATGGCGCTGCGGCACTACACCGAAACAGTCGAAGGCAGCTTCACCCAGGGCTACTGGAACGGATACATCCGGGCCCTTGAGCACATCCTTGAAATGGAGGATGAGTGATGGGCCTGGCCCCTAACTACATCCCGCCCGGCTGGGTGGAGCCCAACCTGGGGGAGGGCATCAGCAGGCCCAAGCCCAGCGAGCAAACGCGGTTGTTCCGCGTCAACGTAAAGCAGCCCGGGATGCCCTTGATGAAGGTGGTGATCCCTGCGCCGAACCAGCGAGCAGCGCTGCTGTACTGCAAAAACCGCTGGCCCAACTGCACTGCTAAAGCAGCCAAATGACTTACGACCCCGCCTGGCGCGCGCAAGACGAGCGCCGCATTGAGCACCTGGAGAAGCTTTATCACCTGGATGGGCGCCAGCACAAATGCCACCCGTTGCATGACACGTACACCGGCTTGGCCCTGAAGTACGGCGCGCTCAAGGAGGCCGCATGAACCTGCTCGAGAACTGCCTGATGGTTCAGGAGGCCCTGGGTGAATACGGCATCGACGACCGGCGCCGGATGAAGGAGGTGATCCGCGAGATCTCCAATGTGATCCGCACCTGGGCACCGGATGAGGGGCAGGCCCGCATCTGCAACCTGGCCATCAACGAGGTGGCTGACCGGCTGATTAGGGAGATCAGCGAGTGAAGCTTCTGATCGACGCCGAGGTCTACCTATACCGGGCCGCTACGGCCAGCGAGTGGGAGGCGGAATGGGACGACGGCGACTGGACATACCTGTGTCGCCATCGAGATGCCCAGGCCAACTTCCAGGAAGTGATCGGGGACATCCGCGAGGGCGCCCCTGATCACCAGCCGGTGCTTGTGTTCAGCGATGGCGTCAGCTTCCGCTACGGCATCTGGCCGCAGTACAAGGCCAACCGCAAGAAGTACAAGCGGCCGGCCGGCTACCGGCAGCTCATCGAGTGGGTCAGCAAAGCCGCGGCCGCTCGAGACTGGCAGGTGGTCAAGCTCCCGGACATCGAGGGCGACGACGCCCTGGGCGTGCTGTACGAGGAGGGCGATGTGATCGCCTCGATCGACAAGGACATGCTCACCCTGCCGGCCCTTCACCTGCGGGACGGAGAGATTCTTTCGGTAAGCAGGCTTGAGGCTGATCGCAACTTCTACCGGCAGTCATTGACCGGCGACAGCACCGACAACTATCCCGGCTGCCCTGGGTACGGGCCGGTGACTGCAGAGAAGGCACTGGCCGATTGCTCAACAGAGCTGGAGATGTGGGAGCGCGTCGTTGCTGCCTACGCGAAGAAGGAGCTCAGCGAGAGTTACGCAATCGCGCAGGCCAGGTGTGCTCGGATCTTGCGCGCTGGCGAGTACGACTTGAAAACTCACACTCCCCTGCTATGGAGCCCGCCGGTAGCCTGAGTTCATCTGCAGTCCTGTAGTGGTCGCGCTTCCTCCGATCTCTGAGCGCCTGGTTAGCGCCCTGGCGCAGCAGTTCCCGGATCGAGCGCCGGATCTGCAGTGGGCCGAAAAGGAGGTCTGGTTCCGTGCTGGACAGGCCTCCGTGGTCCGCTACTTGATCACCGTGATGCAGGAACAATTTGAGAAAGGCATCGACCTGGAGGTGGGCTGATGTGTGTTGGAGGCGGCGGCGGAAGTGTGCCGGCAGCGCGCATCACTGATCCGCTGAAGGCGACCAAGCAGTACAAGCAGGCGACCCAGCGTGTGCAAAGGGTCAAGGCGAAGAAGGGCAGTATGGACGCTGCGACCTACAACGCCAAGCTCAAAGAGGCGCGCCAAGCCAGGAAAGCTGTTGGCAGGAAGTACAAAGACAATCGCGCCAACAACGCTGAGAACGACACCTTGTTCATGCTGGACAAGGTCAAGGATCTGCTCAGCGACAAGAACCCACTGAACCAGGCGTTTGATGCACTGAACCAGTCGAACCTGGGACTGCAGGACACGCTGACGCAGTTGAGCGACTTGGCCACGATGGCCGCCGACAACCAGCAGCTGCTGCAGGAAGACGCCATGCGGCAGAGCCTTCTCAGAGGGGCGCCGCCACCGGAGAAGAGCGCCGAGACGATCGTGGCCGGCCGCAACCGCGACGGGTACGAGCGCCCTGGTCGCACGCGGCAGGCGCTGCGGATCGACCGCACACCATCCAGCACTCTCACCATCTAGGAGGACTGATCAGTGGCAAAGAAGACCAAGCAGCAGCAGGTCAAGGCGGCCATCTCCAGCGGCAACAAGCTGACCCAGAGCGAGGTTCGGAACCTGCAGAACGCGGGGATCTCAATGAACCAGATCCTGACTGTCGCCGCGAAGAACAACGCGACGATCGGCCAGAACGCCCAGCAGGTTTACAACATTGACCAGAACAAGAAGGGCGTGATCAGCTACACGCCGCCCGCATACGCTGAGCCTCCGAAGCCAGGCAGCGGCTGGGCCATCACTGGCTCGCAGGCCGTTCAATCCAGATCGCACAACGGCGGCGTCTCAACCGGCCATACGCCCACGTACACCTACATGGCGCCGACCACCGTGAAGGTGACTCAGTCGGGCCCGTACGACGGAATGATGGATGGCGCCACAAGTCAAGGTGGGCCGGTCGCGCCTGCCACTAACGCCACCCAGAACTGGAGCGACTCGATCGACGCTGGCACCCAAGCCATGATCGACGCCCTGAATCAGTCGATCCTCGACAACCAGGCGAATCAGCAGCTCTACATGGGAATGATGAGCGACATGATGAGCCAGATGGCGGCAGTGCAGCAGCCGCAGCAGGTGGCGACTCCCTACGCGGTGACCACGTCGACCAATGCGCCAGCGCAGGGCGCGCAGATGACGCAGGCGATTGCGCCCCGCAAGAAGAACCTGAACACGTCGCTGGCCATCACGCCGCTTGAAACAGCGACTGCTGGCACTGGCCTCAACATCCCCGTCTGATCATGGCCACCGCAGCACAGCGCTATCGCGCGCTCGAGTCCGATCGCAACTACTACCTGGAGCGGGGGAGGGAGGCTGCGCGTTTGACGCTGCCGTACCTGATCCCCTCCAGTAACGAGCCGACCAAGGGAAACAAGGAAGTGTTTCCGCTGCCGTGGAATGGCATCGGCGCCAGAGGTGTGCTCAACCTGGCCAGCCGGATGCTGCTGGCCCTGCTGCCACCCACGCAGAGCTTTTTCCGTTTCACGCTCAATGAAATGGAAATGATCCGGCAGAACATCAGCCTGGATCAGAAGTCTGAGTTCGATTCCGCGCTGGCGAAGATGGAGCAGGAAGTGCTCCGCTCCATCGAGTCGACCAATGACCGTGTCGCCTTCCATGAGGCCCTGCTGTGGCTGATTGTTTGCGGCAACGTCTTGCTCTACGTAGGCAAAGAGGGGCTCAGGGTTCACCACTTGAACCGCTATGTCTGCTGCCGCGATCCCATGGGAAACCCCCTGGAGGTCGTGACCTGCGAGGAGCTGGCGGTGAACGTCCTGCCGCCCGAGGTCAAGGCGCTGCTGGAGGATGACAAAGACGACCTGGTCGGCAAGCTCGCCAACGACGACTACGACGAGATCGGCGAGTACGACCAGACAGTGAAGATCTACACCCACGTCCGGTGGGAGAAGACTCGCGTTGTCTGGCACCAGGAGGTGAAGGGTAAGGAGATCCCGGGCAGCGAAGGCGAGGCGCCCATGGACTCCAATCCCTGGATGCCGCTTCGGATGTCGCGGGTGGATGGCCAGCCGTACGGCGTTGGCTACGTGGAGAGCGCCGCCCTGGCTGACCTCAAGACCGCTGAGGCCCTGAGCCAAGCCGTGTCAGAAGGCTCCCTGGCCAGCGCAGCCATCCGCTTCCTGGTGCGCCCCAACGGCGTGACCAAGGCCAAGAGCCTGGCCGAGGCCGCCAATGGCGCCTTTGTTGTTGGTGACATCAACGACGTCCAGGCGCTGCAGGTGCAGAAGGGCGGCGACATGCAGGTGGCCATGGCTGGCCTGGCTCGGGTGGAAGCCCGCCTCAGCCAGGCGTTCATGCTTGCCGATGTGCGCGACTCCGAGCGCACCACGGCCGAGGAGGTCCGCCTCCAGGCGCTGCAGATCGAGAACAGCCTGGGCTCGATTTACTCAATCCTGACCACCGAGTTCCAAACCCCTTACGTCAGCCGGAAGCTGGATCTGCTGATCCGCCAGGGCAAGCTCGAGCCCCTGCCCAAGGATCTGATTCGCCCTGTCGTTTCTGTTGGCCTGGCCGCGGTCGGCCGCAGCAACGATCTCGAGAAGGTGGTGCGCTTTGTCAGCACCATCGCCGAGCTGGGCAATGCCATCGGCCAGCAGGAAGTGATGATGCGGGTCAACCCGTCAGAGCTGATCCGCCGCCTCGCCGCCTCGATGGGCGTCGACACGGTTGGCTTGATCAAGACCGACCAGGAAGTGGCCGCTGAGCGAGAGCAGGCGCAACAGCTTGCGCTCGCTCAGCAGGCCATGGCATCGCCGATGGCCGACCCACAGAAGCAGGCCCAGGCCGCTGCCATCGAGCAGCAGATGGCTGCTGACCAACCCACCGAACCACAAGCCGCATGACCGCCACACCCGTGGACAACAGCCTCAGCAACGCCGAGGCGATGAACGAGACGCCGATCGCGCCTGGCCAAGAGGAGCTGCTTAACGAGTTCCTGGCTGAGCGCGATGGCGAGCAGCAGGCCCAGGAGACCGAGAAGATCCTGGGCAAGTTCAACAGCGCTGAGGAGCTGGCCAAGGCTTACCAGGAGCTGGAGAAAAAGCTGGGCCAGCCGAAAGACCAACCCGAGCTCCCTGAGCCTTCACAACTCAAGGCTTACACCCGCGACGAAGGCGTCAAGGAGTACGGCGAGTTCCTGGCCGACAAGTTCGAGGAGGCCGAGTTCAATCCCTACGAAATGGCCGCTGCCTATGAGGCCGGCCAGGACGTCGAGCCCTTCATGGAAAAGCTCGAGTCGGTGGGCATCCCCCGCTCGATTGTCGAGCGCTACCTCGAGGGCGGTTATGAGGGCAGCTCCGTTGAGCTGAGCGCTGATGACACGGCTGAGCTGAAAGGCCTGGTGGGCGGGGAGGAGCAGTTCCAGCAGCTCTCGGCCTGGGTCAAGGACAACGTCCCCAAGGACGAGATTGACGAGTACAACGCTGTCGTCGCCAGCGGGAACAAGGATGCGATCCGCTGGGCGCTGCGTGCCATGCAGGCCCGAGCTACCCAGGGTTCAGCCCCTGCGCGCCCGCCGCTGAAAGAGCCCGAGCTGGTGGGCAGTGGCCGCCCACCTGGTGGCGGCAAGACATTCGAGTCGAAGGCTCAGGTGCTCGAGGCGATGAACAAGCTGAACGCCAAGGGCCAGCGCTTGTACGACGTGGATGAGGCTTACCGCGCGCAGGTGATTCGGATGTTGGATGCCTCAGATGTTTTCTAGGTACATTCAGTTCAGGCGATCTCTACGCCCCTGGAACTGAACGGGCCTCCCTAGGGAGATAACCCGGTGCAGAGGGGAAGAAGTGGCCTTTCAACTTCTTCTGTGAAACACCATGGCTACCCCTCCCGATGCCGCGCTTCAGCGGCTTGGTCAAATCAAAGGCGCGGGTGATGACCGCGCCCTATTCCTCAAGCTCGGCGCCGCCGAGGTGCTCGATGCCTTCGAGCGCACCACTGTGTTCAAGGGCAAAACCCGTGAGCGCAACATCAAAGGTGGCAAGAGCGTTGCCTTCCCAATCACCGGGAAAATGGCAGCTCGTTACCACTCCCCCGGGGTCCCAATCCTGGGTGAAGGCAACAACCCTTCCGACCTGAACGAGCGCCTGATTGAGCTCGATGGTCTGATGATCGCCGATGCCGCCGTGGCGGAGATCGACGAGCTGATGGCCTACTACGACGTGCGCCAGATCTACACCACTGAGCTGGGCCGCGCCCTGGCTTATGAGTACGACAAGCGCGTCGCTCGCATCCTGTTCGCTGCTGCCTCCAACGTCACCGAGCCCCTGGGCAAGGCTGGCAATGCTGGCCGCATCGGCGCCGGCAAGACCCTCACTGCTGGCTACGCCGCTGCCACCAACCAGGCCAAAGGCGACGAGCTGGTGGACGCACTGTTCGCTGCTCGCGTCAACTTCGACAAGAAGGATGTGCCCGTCGACGGCATGTATGCCGTGTTTGCGCCCGAAGAGTATTACTACATCACCCAGTCTTCGCGCGCGATCAATGCCGACTTCAACGGCGGCGGTGGCGGCAACGGCACCATCGCCGGCGGCAAGACCCTGCAGGTGGCTGGCATCCCCATCCTGATGTCCAACCACGTCACCCAGGCGGCGTACACCAACGTCACCGGTGACAAGAACACCGACTACGCACAGGATCTTTCCAAGTGCCGCGGCCTGGTGTTCAACAAGGAAGCTGCTGGCGTGGTGACTCTGATGAGCCCCTCCCTGCAGATCACCAGCGGTGACTGGAACGTGCAGATGCAAGCAACCCTGATGGTGGCCCGCCAAGCCATCGGCATGGGTGTGCTCCGCGCTGAGGCCGCTTACAAGATTGTGGTCCCCTAGGATCCGGCTTAAGAGTGGAACTCATGGGGTCGGCGTCAGCTGGCCCCTTTTTTGTGCGCCTCGTACGATTAGGGCTACAGCCCCGCAGAGCAAATGGGCACCGCCAATCAGTCGCTGACGCCCGGGCGGACCACTCTGCTGGAGGCAGTGAATGTGCTGCTGGAAAACATCGGCGAAGCGCCGGTGGAAACCCTCGAGAACGAGCAGGTAGCGGAAGCGCGGATCGCCGAGCGCACGCTGCTCGAGTTTCACAAGGAAGGGCAGAGCCGCGGGTGGGCGTGGAACAGCGAGGCCGCCTACCCCTTCGCCAAGGACTTGGTCACCAACACGATCACGGTGCCGGCGAACGTGGTGCGCTGGTCGCCTGACCCGTACCAATGGGCTGGCCGCTTCCAGCTTCGTGGCCAGAAGGTTTACGACCGGGAGAAGCGCAGCTCCGTCCTGGCCAGCGACATCGCCGAGGTCAAGGCAGACGTGGTCTTCCTGCTGCCGTGGGACGACTGCCCCGAGCCTTTCAACCGTTGGGTGACGGTGCGTTCTGCCCGGGTGTTCAGCGACCGGGTCTTGAGCTCTGACGCGCTGTTCAAGTTCACGGCCGTCGACGAGCAGGCGGCCTTGGGCGAACTACTGCGGATGGAGGCCGAGAACGAGCACTACAACCTGCTCACTGACGGCCACGGCCTACGCCCCTTCCCCACCTACAGCCCTGGCTACGGCCTGCTGCGTGGACCGGGAGGAGGGTATCTCGTTGGCTGAGCTCTTCTCGTACACGGTCCCCAACCTGTTTCAGGGCATCAGCCAGCAGCCTGATGCGCAGCGCGATCCAACCCAGGGTGAGATCCAGATCAACGGCTACTCCTCGATCTCTGAGGGCCTGAGGAAACGAGAGCCGACGCAGACGCTGGCCAAGATCAGCAACACGGACCTGGGCGATGTGTTCGTCCACTCGGTGCTGCGGGACAGCAACGAGAAATACCTGGTGGTGATCAGCAAGACCGCGATCAGGGTCTTTGATCTGGCCGGCACCGAATACACGGTGACAGCTGCTGCTGGCGCCTACGGCTACCTGTCGTCAGTGGTGAGCGCCAAGAGCGACATCCGGGCGGTGTCGATCGGGGACTACACCTTCGTCTCCAACGTGAAGGCGCTGCCCGATATGGACAGCACCCTGCTGGCCCCGCAGACCGCCAGGCCCGCAACGCATGAGGCGCTGGTGTGGGTGAAGGCCGCCAACTACGGGCAGAAGTACACCGTCACCCTGAACAGCACCACGGTCGACGTGACCACCGCAACGGCCGCCGTGATCGTGGCTGGCTCCACCGTCACTGAGGTCAAGATCAGCGCCGCCGAAATCGCGGAGAACATCAAGACGGGCCTGGCCGGGGTGAGCGGTGTGACCATCGACCGCTCCGGTTCGGTGCTGCATCTCAAAAGCAGCAGCGCCATGACGATCAAGGCGACGGACGCTCGAGCCAATGCCGACATCACGGCGATCACCAACAGCGTTCAGGCCTTCACCGAGCTGCCGACGATCGCGCCCCAGGGCTACCAGGTCGAAGTAACGGGCGACCCGGGCAACAAGTGGGATGGCTACTTCGTTGAGTTCAAGCCGCGCACCGGTCAGGGCACCTTCGGCGAGGGCGCCTGGAACGAGACCGTCGCACCTGGCGCCGAGTACCGGGTCAAACCGGGGACCATGCCCCACGTCCTGGTGCGCAAGCCCGATGGCACCTTCCACTTCGGGCCGATGGATGGCTCAACGATTGCCACTGGGGTGACGCTGCGGAAATGGGGTGATCGCACCTGCGGTGACTACAACACCGCGCCTGACCCCAGCTTCATTGGCAAGGGCATCCAGGACCTCTTCGTCTTTAAAAACCGGCTGGGGATCCTGGCGGACGAGGCGGTGGTGCTCAGCCGCCCCGGGGAGTTTTTTGACTTCTTCCCGGAAACGGTGACCACCACGCTGGCCAGCGACCCGATCGACATCAGGGCCAGCGGCACTCGAGTGAGCGTGCTGCGCTACGCCGTCCCCTTCCAGGACGAGCTGATCCTGTTCTCGGACCAGACGCAGTTCCGTCTTTCCAGCAACGACACATCGCTGACAGCGGCCACGGCGCAGCTCACCACGCTGACCCAGTTCGAGATTGATACGCGCTGCCGGCCGATCCAGATCGGCAACGGCATTGTGTTCGCCCAGGTGGCTGGCGACTGGACGAAGTTCCGGGAGTTCAGCATCCGCGGCAACGGCACGTCGATCACCGCTGATGCGGTGGAGCTGACTCAGCAGGTGTCGGCCTATGTGCCCGGTGGCGTCTTCCGAGTGACGGCCGACGACACAAGCAACAGCTGGTACGCCATCAGCGATCGGACCGGCTACCTCAACCGGATCTACGCGCAGAAGTTCTTCCTGCGAACGACGGGCTCCGGCCTCGAGCGCATCCAGAACAGCTGGAGCCATTGGCGCCTGAGCGGCGCCGACAAGATCCTCCAGGTGCTGGCCATCCAGGAGGTGCTGTACCTGCTGGTGCAGTACGGCACGGAGGTGTGGCTCGAGCGGATGCCGATCGCCGACCAGACCGCAGAGAGCGCCACCAAGCCAACCCCGCTGCTGCTGGATCGCTGGGTGTCCACCACCGCGGACACTCCTGCCGCGATTCGTGTGGCGGCCGGCTCCTACAACGCCACAACGGGCATCACCACCTGGACGCTGCCCTACGCGATCAAGGCCAAGACCCAGGCCTGGAGCGCGTTCTCGACCGCCAATGGTGGGGTGCTGCTGGGTGAAGCGCTGAGCGGCACCGCGATCACGGCGCGCGGTGACTGGAGCGCCAAGGACATCATCTTTGGCGAGGTCTATGACTTCCACTACCGCTTCACCCGCTTCAAAGCGCTGCGTGACATCGGTGGCGGCAAGACGGCTGCCAACAGCCTCAGAACGCAGGTGCGCAAGGCCCTGCTCCGGTATCACGAGACGGGCTACTTCGAGGCCCACGTGATGGCCGAGCGCCGCAGCACCGCTGTCTACAAGTACAGCGGGATCCTGCTCGGCAACCGCAACAGCGTGGTCGGCGAGAGCGCCTGGAATTACGACGTCGCCACCGAAAACAAGCGCTACCTCGAGGGCGTGTTCACCATCCCGGTGCTCTCCAAGGGGGAGAACGCCGTGGTGGAGATCCACAACGCTTCGGCCCTGCCCTGCAAGTTCAGCACTTGCGAGTGGGTGGGGCTGATCACCGGCAAGGCCAAGTCAATGCAATGAGATTCACCAACCCCGACACCGACGAGCTGAGTGAGATGGCGAGCCTGCTGCGCGCCACCGACCGCCGCGAGGCGCAAGCCAGCCATGGCCTGGGGGCCAGGGAGGCAGTGCTTCAGAGCTGGCACGCCAGCACTGTGCGCCTTGGCATCGAGGGCGACGACGGCCGGCTGGTGGGCTGCTGCGGCGTTTGCCCTGACGCCGGCGCCGGTGAGATCTGGATGCTCGGCACTGACGAGCTGCTGGCCACCAAGAGCCACCGCATCCAGCTGGTGCGCCGTGGCAGGGAGTGGGTCGACTCCTTGCTGAGCGACTGGCGGCTGCTGCACAACTACGTGTTTGCAGCCAACACGCAGTCGGTGGCGTGGCTGCGGTTCATGGACTTCACGGTCTACCCGGCTGAGCCGCATGGGCCCTACGCCCAGCTGTTCCGGTATTTCTTCAGGGAGGCGGACTGATGGATCCAGTAACGCTGTTTTCACTCGGGATGGCGGCGGTCAACACCGGCATGGGCATTGCCGGTGCATCCGCTCAAAGCGCTTCAGCCCGTCAGCAATACAAAGACGCGCTGAAGTACCAGCGGGTCAGCGACAAGTACGCGCGGTGGTCTTCCAAGATCAACGCCCGCATCGCCAACACCCAGAGCAAGTACCGCTACTGGGCGGAGCTGGTCAACTACAACCAGAACCTCAGCTACGTCAATCAGCTGCGGAACTACGAGCTCACCAAGGCCTACGAGCAGGCTGTGGTGGTGCGGCGCACGCGCACGTCGGCCATGTCCGACTTCGCGCTGCAGGCCCAGGCGCTGAGCGAGGGCATCCGCGAGCAGGCGGCTCAGGATGCAGTTTCTGCATACCAGTACGCCCACCAGGCGATGAAGGCCCAGGGCCAGGTGGCGGCCGCGGGAATGGAAGGCGCCAGCGTTGATCGGCTCGTGAATGACTACGACCGGCAGCTGGGTGACTTCCGCGCGCTGCAGCAGATCAATCAGAACTTCCGCGAGCGGCAGTACACCCGCGAGCAGGCCGGGCTCGTGGCCGGCTACCTGAGCAAATACAACAGCCAGCAGTTCTACAAGCCCCAGCCTTACCAAGACCCGGTACGTCCGTTTGCGCCGCTGCCGACGCTGGTCATGCCGCAGCCGCCGTCAATGACCGGCGCTGGCCCCAGCCAGGCGGCCGCAAACCTTGGCATCGGCAATGCCGTGCTGAGTGGCATCAACACCGGCCTCAGCGTCTGGCAGGGGCTGCAGCAGTTCACCAGCAGCGGAAAGCCGGGCGGAGGGTCGGGGCTTGCGGGCTTCGATCTCGCCTCAGCCGGAGTCAACCTGCTCGACCGATAAGCCATGGCACGCGAACAACTCCCTCTCGGACAGATCCAACCCGCTGCTCGGCCGGTTTCCAGCTTTGTGCAGCCCGGGCTAATCGAGCCCACCAGGCCAGCCCAGCCGCAGATGCTGCAGCTGAACAGCGACCGCATCGGCCTGGTGCAGACCGCAGCCAAGCCCAATGTCGGCGGGTTCGACCAGGGCGAGCAGCTGGCAAGGGCGCTGGCGCCGTTCAGCCAGAACCTGAGCCGCCTGATGAATTACGGCGTCCAGTTGTATGCGTCGAACGAATACCGCCAGGGCCAAAACGAAGCACTGAAGGCCTACAGCCAGGCCAACAGTCAGCTGATGGTTTCGGCGGACGAGTACGCCTCCGAGACCCGCGACCTGGCTCGCAAGGATCCACTGGCCGGCCTGCTGATGGACCGGGCCAACCCGTTCCGCACCGCCGGCCGCCAGAACCAGCTCAGTCAGCTGGCGGCGCAAGAGATGCCGATGATCATGCGGCAGGAGTTCAACCGGCGCCGCGCTGATCTGGCCCTGCTCGATCCGGCTGATCCGCAGATCAACGCCGTGAAGGCCGGGGCGATCGCCCAGGTGAATCAGAAGTTCGGGCTCGATCAGTTCACGCCCGGCTTCATGGATTACGTCCTGCCGCGGATGAACCGCGAGTGGGACAAGATCACCCAGGACCAGATCGACGATCACAACAGCTACCTGGACGAGACGGTGCCGCGGATTGCGGCGGCCACTATCTATGGGCGGGTGAAGCAGGCGATGGCCACCGGCGTGCCGCTAAGCACGATCGTGGCCAACGAGACCAGCTACCTGGACGGCGAGGCCCGCCGCTTTGGCATCCCGGGCAAGGGCCAGGAGATGAAGGAGAAGGCGATTAAGAGCGCCATCTCCATGGCTATCGACCCCAAGACAGGGGTGATCGACAAGGAGGCTCGGGCCGTGATCGGCGCGATCCTCGTCGGGCCGCCGGACTCCAACGGCTACCGGCCCACGGCCCAGCAGATGTATGCGCTGGAAATCCTCGAGGCGACGGACAAGACCGATCAGATGCGCTTCCGGGCGATCAAGGCCGAGCAAGAAGCAGTTGGCCAGCAATACGCCGACGCGGTCGCCCAGGCCACGCTTGGCCTGCCGGATGGCCCAGAGAAGGCCCAGGCCCTCGCCCAGATCCGCGATCAATTCCAGAACCTGCCGCTGTCAGAGCGGCTGCGGATCGAGCAGAGCACCACCAACGTCACCGAGGAGATCACTGGCCGCGGCTTCCGCGATGACGCCGCCGAGCTGTTCCTGCAAACCGCCGAGGGCGCTTATGGCAAGGACTGGGATCCCAAGCTCTACGACCAGCTGTTTGAAGCCGAGCTCCGAAACGTTGATCCCTCCAAGCACGGCGAGTTCCGCGCTCGCTACATGGAGACCCGCCGGCGCAAGGAAACCCAGAAGGCGTCGATGCCTGAGGGGATGATCTCCGGCGCAATCGCCCGGCAGATCAAGGCCAACGTCGAAGCGGTCTATCCCGACCCCGTTACGGCAGCGATTCGCGGTGCCCGCAACATCGAGGAGATGCTGGCGGTCGGCGATGCCAATGCCGCTGCGTCAGTCGCCAAGCAGCAGGCGGCCTTCCGCCAGGCGATTTACACCGCAATCGACGCCAAGCGCGCTCAGTTGGACCGCGACCTGACGCCTGCCGAGGCGCAGCAAACGATCGACGGCACCCTGGCCGGCTTCCAAAAGAACGCCCCACAGACCTGGAAGACACTGTTCCCCGGCGCCAATGGCCAGCCCAGCGCCGTGCCCTTCGGGACGACACGGCCGTCTCCTGAGCAGCAGGCACCCAAGCCACCGCCGGGCCGCCGCGCGCAGGCCACGCCGACCTTTGCGGTGAGCCAGCTGGACACCATGCCCAACCGTGAGCAGCGGCTGCAGAACTACCGCGGCGAGGCGGTGCTCAGCGCCAGCGAAGTCGCCCGGCTGATTCCGATGGCCCTGAACGGCCAAGGGATGCCGGCCCCACTGTCCCGCGCGGCCAAGGCAGCTGGCACCAGCCCGCAGCAATTCCTGCTGCAGCAGGCCGAGTTTTACCCCAACGACATCAATCTCACCCCAGCGCAGCGCGCCACGCTCGGCCGCAACGGCCAGCAGTCGAGGGCGACGCAGACCTACTCCCAGCAGGTGGCCGCCAGCTATCAGGCTTCCGGTTCGCCGCTGGCCGCTGCCGGCCGCTGGGTGGTTGATGCACTCACTGGCACAGCGCCTGCTTACGCGGGTTCGATGCAGGGCTTCTCGGCTGGTCGCGCAACGGTCGCCCGGGCATCAGGCCCTGTGGACATCAACCGTCTTCGCCAGGCAATCATCGGCAAAGAGAGCGGCGGCAACTTCAGCGCAGTCAACCGCGACTCCGGCGCACTGGGCCTTGGCCAGGTGATGCCGGAAAACGTGGGTCCGTGGACGCAGCGGCACTACGGCCGGCGACTGACACCCAAGCAATTCCTGGCCAGCAAAGAAGCCCAGCTGGCTGTCGTCAACGGCCAGATCAACGAGATCCTTCAGCAACAACTGAAGGCCGGATACGGCATGGAGACCGCTATCCGGCGGACCGCGTCCATTTGGTACAGCGGCCGCGGCGATCTCTACAACAACACCCGACCTCGGTATTCCAACGGTCGACGTTACCCGTCGATCTCCGAATACACCTCCGACATTCTCAACCGCTACCTGGGGAGGAACTGACCCATGCCTATCGAGTACGTCACCGATCCCCGCACCGGGAAAGTTGTCCCCAAGGGAGCGCTGGGATTTGGCCAGCCCGTCGCACCTGAGCGGCCGCCGGCGCCAAGAGTCAAACCAAAGCCAAAGGCCAAGCCAGCTCCGTGGTGGGGCGTCGGGCCCGGCGGCTTCTCGTTGAACAAACTCGCCAATGACCTGCGCTACGAAGCCAGGCAACTCGTCACTGACCCGCTGAGGAGCGTTGAGCGGGCCTCGATGACCACGATGCGCGGCACAGTGCCCGGCATCGCTTTCTCCCAGGGAACGGTTGGCGCCACCCAAGCCACGGCCAACGCTGTGCGCGCTGGCATTGAGTGGAAGCAGCGGGCCCAGGGCCGCAAGCAAACCGACTACACCACCAGCCCGGCGGGGCGCGCCGTTGATCGCGTGGTCGATCACGTCTACCGCTCTGCAGGCGAGACACCGCCGTCGC